GTTTTTAAATAAAGTGTTAAACCCTTTAAAATTCAATATATGCCGAGTGCAAAAGAAACCCTAGATAAGATAGCACAAGCGATCGGAATCGCTACTGCTGACAAAGTTGAGACTGTTGAGGAAACAGTTGAAACTCCCGAGGTTGAGGCTACTGAGGAAGTAGTCGAAACTGCTGACAATACGACAGAGGAAGTAACTGAGGAAGTTGCTGAGACTGAAGAAAATAAGGAGGTAGCTGACGAGGTTGTAGAGACTGAGGAAGTGACAGAGGAAGTTGAGAAAACTGACGAAGCTCCTGACGATAGTAGAGTTAAAGAACTTGAGAGTCAGATTAACGAACTCAAAAAGATTATACAAGACTCACTATCTAACGAAACAGAGGAAAAGGTGGAGACTCCTGAGATTCCAGTTGACGACAAAGGACTAACTCACAGCCCAGAAGCTGAGGTTAAGACAAGAGGTAAGAAACTAGGAAACAAAGGTGGAGATATCTTATCCAATGTGTTTAAATACATAAATGACTAATTTTTTTATTAACAAGCTAAAATAATAATAATGGCTACTACTACTTCTATTACTACTAGTTACGCTGGTGAAAAGGCTGCTGGATTTATCTCCGCGGCTCTTTTAAGTGCTCCTACTTTGGACAAAGGTGGAATCACTGTTAAGCCTAACGTAAAATTTAAGCAAGTAATGCAAAAGCTAGCTGTCGGTGACGTTATCGCTGACGCTTCTTGTGACTTTACTGCTACATCTTCTGTTACTTTAACTGAGCGTTACCTTCAGCCTGAAGATTTTCAAGTTAACTTGGAACTTTGTAAGAAGGATTTCGAATCGGACTGGCTGAGCATTGAGCAAGGTTTTTCATCTTTTGATGAGCTTCCTAAATCTTTCGCTGAGTACCTTATCGGACACGTTGCTGCTAAAGTTGCTGCTAAGACTGAGACTAACATCTGGAACGGTGCTAACGCTAACGCTGGAGAGTTTGACGGTATCGTCGCTCTAGCTGGTGCTGACTCTGACGTTATCGACGTTACTCACACTGGTTCTACTGACGCTTCTAACATTATCGCTCGCTTAGGTGACGTTATCGATGCAGTTCCTTCTACTATCTACGGAAACGAAGGTCTAGCTATCTATATCTCACAAGCTGACGCTCGCTCTTACGTTCGTGCACAAGCTGCTCTAGGTTATAAAGACCTTTATCACGTTGGACAAACTGCAATGGACTTTGAAGGCGTTAAGCTTTTCGTTGCTAACGGTCTTAACTCTGGTCAAATGATTGCTGCCGAGAAGGACAATATGTTTTTCGGCTGCGGATTGCAAAATGATATGAATGAGGTGAAGTTGATTGACCTCGCAGATATCGACGGAAGTCAGAACGTCCGCGTAATAATGCGTTTTTCAGCTGGCGTTAACTACGCTATCGGTTCTGAAATCGTTTTAGCACAAGCTAGCTAATAGGCTAATATAATAGGGAGTGGTTAACTCTGCTCCCTTATTTTTTTAATTTTTAAAACTGTAAAAATGAGTTGTAATATTTCACTAGGTAGATTAGAAGGATGTAAGGACGCTGTCGGTGGCCTTAATGCTATCTATTTTATCAATTTTGACGATGCTACTTTTGCTGTTGATGACACTACTGGTCTAGCAACTGTAACTGAGACTACTCCTAACGCTTACAAGTACGACTTGCGTGGGACATCTACATTTGAGCAGTCTTTAACTTCTAGCCGTGAGAACGGGACTACTTTCGTAGAGCAAACCTTAACGGTTAGCTTAAAGAAACAAGATTCCACCACTCACAAAGAGGTTAAGTTATTGGCTTACGGTCGACCAAAAGTATTGGTTGAGGACAACAATGGTAATGTTTTTGTAATGGGTCACGAATACGGCTCTGAGATGAATGCTACTGCCTCCTCTGGTGCTGCTATGGGTGATAAGTCTGGCTACGAATTAACTTTCGTTGCTACTGAGAAGATTCTCGCACCTTTCACCACTGAGACCTTATCTTCTACATATAGTATAACTGTAGGAAGCTAATAAGACTACTCTTATAAGTAACAAAGAGCTCTACTTCGGTAGGGCTTTTTTTATGTTTAATTTCCAACAAAACAAACAGTTATCTAAATTGTTTTTAAATAAAGGACAGAATGTTATATTTTGACAGCAACAGCACAAACGCTACTTTTTACGTTAACTGCAACTCTAGCTCTGGTGATATGGTAGATTTCAACTTCACAAGAGAAGGCAAGTCTACTCCAGACTACACTGAAAATGTAGAGTTAGTGGATGGTGGTTACTATCAAAGTGTATCGTTTGACTTGTCTAGCTTCAACACTGCTTTGACAGATGGAGCTACCTATGACGTTTTTGCGTACTCTGGCGGACTGCTAGTGTATAAAGATAAATTGTACTACAACAGTACAAGAGACGTAGATAACTCTAGTATAGAGGACTATGTAGAGAATACTACTAACAACGATTATATAATTCTAGACTAATGAATTTAAACCTAGTAAACTTAAGTGGCTACGATATGCCAAAGGCCATAGAGGACAAGCGTAAGGATTGGGTTGCTTACGGAGAAGATAACGACTACTATAGATTCCTTATTGACTCTTACTTACAGTCAGCTACAAATAACGCTGCTATACGTTCCATATCAGACCAAATATATGGAGAGGGTATCTGTATTGACGGAAAAGAAAAAGACTCTAAAGAGGTCAAGGAATTACGTTCCTTTGTAGGCCATAGAGACCTGAAAAAGATTATACTAGAACGTAAGATGTTAGGACAGGCTGCTATGCAAGTTATCTACAGTAAGGCTGGTAACGATAGAAAGGTAGTTAAAGTAAAACACTTTCCTATACACACTCTCAGACCTGAGAAGATGGACGAAAACGGCGTTATAAACAATTACTACTACCATCCTAATTGGACTGAAAAGAAACGCTCTGACACTCTTAAAAAGATTCCTACTTTTGGAACTTCAAAAGAGAAGGTTGAGTTAATGGTATTAAAGCCTTATCTTTCTGGGTATGACTACTTTTGCCCACCTGACTACAGTGGGTCATTACCATACGCAGAGCTAGAGAACGAGATAGCAGACTACTTACTTAACGAAACTAAAAACTCATTCTCAGGAACTAAGGTTATTAACTTTAATAACGGAGTCCCAGACATTGAGCAGAGAGAAGCTATAACAAGAGACGTTAAAGGAAAGTTAACTGGTTCTAGAGGTCAAAAGGTTATTGTAGCTTTTAACGAGAATCAAGAGTCTGCAACTACCGTAGAGGACATATCTCTAAACGACGCTCCTTCTCACTATGAGTATCTCGCTAACGAAGCTATGCACAAGATTCTAGTAGGTCATAGGATTACATCACCTATGCTACTTGGAATTAAAGACAGTGGAAAGGGACTCGGAAACAATGCAGACGAAATTAAGACCGCTTCTCAGCTATTCACGTCAACAGTTATAGCACCTTATCAGAATGAGATTATAGACGCTCTAGAGGAGATTATGGAGCTTAACGGAGAAGTCCCTGAGCTTTATTTCATCACTTCACAGCCTATAGAATTTACAGAGGAAAATCAAGAGGTTGACTACGACGAAAATAAAGAGGAAGCTCCAGTAGAAAAAGACGAAGCTGACAACGTAGAGGAAGGAACTAACTTATCTAGTGACTACAGCCTATCAGTAGACCCTAAATTCGTAAAGGACGCAATAGAACTATACAACGCCAGTAAATAATGTGTAAAGGAGTCAACGGCTTAGCGGATATATTTGTTTACCTTGAGAAATCTGGTGAGGTTATTAACGAGAACGAGTGGCACGTTGCTGACGTTAGAGGCGTTGGTAACGAGACTGAGTCTGAGGACTACGAAGCTATGCTTAATGATACCTTGAATATATCTCTGTCTATCGCAGATAGTAGACGTAAAGACAGTACACAGGACTCTAAATTTATTAAGGTTCGTTACAGATATGCTAAGGGTTCTAAGAAACACGGTAATAAAGGTAAGGGATCAAGAGACTTTTGTAGATTAATGCATAGAAGTAAGAAGGTATATCGTAAAGAGGATATCTTACAGATGCAAAAAGATGGTGTTAACTCTCAGTTGGGTCATAATAAGCAACCATACTCACTCTGGAGACATAAAGGCGGTGTTAACTGCTATGACACTTGGGAAAGGGTTATATATATTAAGAAAGAAAAAAGCAACGGAGAACCTTATGGCGGAGACGCTTTGAGAGGAACGTACAAAACGACAGTAGGGAAAGCTAAGAAAAAAGGCTTTGACCCTAAAAGAAACAAGTGGAAAAATGACAGGAGAGTAGCTGAAGCTCAAATCGACAGAGCAGATAAAGGCCACCATCCTAGTTATAGAAAATCAAAATAAGAAAAAAATGGCAGTAGCTCTATTTATTAGTAAAGAAGATTTAATTAAGAAGACACCCCTTAGTGCAAATATAGACTTTGATAAGGTGTCTCACTTTATTAGGATCGCTCAAGATATTCACGTACACCAAATACTAGGGAGTAAGCTATATGACAAGCTACAAGCTGACATTTTAGGCGGTACTTTATCTGGTGACTACGAGAACCTAGTGGAAGGATTCATTAAACAAACTTTAGTACAATTTAGTTTTATGGAGTATCTACCCTTCTCTCAGTACACTATATCCAATAAGGGAGTGTTTAAGAGCACTTCAGAGAATTCAGCTCTACCTAGCACTCAAGAGATAGATTCAATGAGAGACGCTGCTAGAGACACTGCTGACTACTACGCTAAGAGACTTGTAGATCATCTTAGACATAATGATAACTTATACCCAGAATACAATACTAACACAGACGAAGATGTGAGACCAGCTAAGGACATCACATTCGGAGGATGGCACATATAATAACCCTATGAGTTTACAAGATATATATAAAAATGCTGGGGTCGTAATGAAGCCAGCTGCAATGAAAGACGGAAAGTTATACTCTCAGCAACCTCACTCAGGAGCTGGAGACTTCAACTTCTCTAGAGCTGACGGTGTGCAGACTAGAATAAATAAGCACGGCCTTATAGAGACTGTAGCTAACAACGAACCTAGACTATCTTACGACATAGTTGATGGTAAAGTTAGCGACTGTCCGCACTTGCTTTTAGAGCCGAGTAGAACGAATTTATTTACAAATTCAGAGGATTTTACTCAAAGTAATTGGTCAAAAGTGAATTCTACTTTATCATCAAATCAAACAATTTCGCCTGATGG